TAATGGTTCAACACCACGTAAATTTAGTTGTTCTGGTGCTTTAATATGTAAAATACGATATGATTTACTAAAATAATCAACCAATTTCTGACTTATCTCCACAGGCATATCCCTATACCATGATTTTTTCGAATATTGTTGATTACTTCCGCCATGTGTTTGTAATAACATGATTGGTCTATTATCTGGTTTTATCTTATCTCTTGCTATTTCGATCTCTCTGGGGTTTAAATAGATTTTTGGTTTATACCCATCATAAGGTATATTAAACATTTTACACCAAGTTTCAGTCAGATGTTCTTTTCTTAATATATGATTAGTTTCATTATAAGGGTCGTGTTTCATTATAATCGTGTCTTCTTTGAGATAATCATCTTTGAAATATTGCGGTATTTGATTGAACACAAAAAAACGAAATATATCTGGATTATAAAATGCGGGTCCGTCCCAAGGGGTAATCCATATCAACTTTCTATCTGGATATGCTTTTTTTATTGCACGAATTACTGCGGTTGCGCAAATTTGTTTACCATGACCGCCTTGGCTTTCAAATATTATATATTTATCATTACTACTTATTTTACTGTCTGTTACCATAAATTTTGTTTTAAATTTTAATTATTTTTAATTATTATATGTAAATCTGTAATTTCCTGCTCTTGATATACATCCTTTTAAATTTTTACAAATAGACGTTTCATCAATATTTAAATCTTTTGACCCCTCTCTAATTGAATTATATTCTGCAACATAATTTCCAGTTAAATCATATGTTAATATTTTACGAGAAACACCTCTTCTTTTATATTTTTCAATATTTAGGGGGATTTTATCTTTATAAAACCACATATAACCACCAGTTTGATTATAATTACTCATCTTTAAACATTTATTAATTAATTTTGAATTAATTCCAGTGATTTTTTCGGCATCACTTTGACCCAAATATTCATTTAAAAAAATACCATTCAAACTATATTGTACTATTGGTATTGTATGCTTTTCTCTTTCTTTTAATATGATTGGTTTCTTTTTTTCGGTTCTAATGTTAATTAAATTATTTGAGGATAACCAATAGTAACCCTTAGACGATAAATTTACTTTTTGATCTAATGCCCTACAAATATGTGTCGCTTGTGTTTCTACGGCAATTGCTGCTTCTGTTATTGATTCGTATTTGTTAATAAAATTTAAATTTTTATCGTATTGATATACAACTCTTTTTGTTTTTGAAATTGGAGGATTTTTTCCACCTTCAGTTAAGTTAGTCAATCTAATTCCTTCTTTTCGATATTTTTTTATATAATAAATTTCTAATCTTTCATGTTCAAATATATTCTGTTCTTGATTAAAAACATATTCACATTCATCAATTGCATTTATTTCTGGTTTTAATCCCGCACTTAATATTTTTTCAATAATCAATTTTTTATATCTATTATCCTTTAAATTATAACTATATAAGTGTTCATATAACCTCTTTTTTAAATTATATGTATATCCAATATAAAAAACTTCATTATTTAATGGATTTGTTAGTGTATATATGTAAACTTTCTTAATCACGAATATTATAAATTTTTATATTTTTTTATAAATACGAAGATAATCACAAAAATCTCGATTTACAAGAAAAAAAAATGAGAAAATTAATTCTCATCTTTAAATATTGTAATTAACTATTATTATTAATTAATGAAAGCCAAAGTATACCATGCTGTTAATGTGGTATCATATATTAGTTCAAGTGCACCATAATCAGTATTAATTAAGCCACTTGCTGAACCATCAATATTTTTACCATTACCTGCAACTGTAATAATATTTGTTACTGCTGTACCACTTACGTTTTTAATTTTAAATACTTGTCCATTAATCGGAGTCGCTGGTAATGTAATTGTTACAGGGGCACTATTATTAACTAAAATTACATATGAACTGCCCGTTGTTAATAATACTGAAGTTGTAACTGCTGAATGTGAATAAATATTATTCTTATCACCAAGAGCAGCACCACTAACAGTTTTAATCTTTTTATCACCACTATTCCATACTAATACCGCATCTGAAGTTAAACCAACAGGTGGAGTAGTTTGTAATGTTACAATAGGACTTGTTAAATTAATTGCAGTACCACCAGTAAGATTAAGATTAACAACATTTATATTCAAGTCAGATACACCTGCACCAATTGTTGTATTACCTGTTAAAGCACCACCTAAACTTACAATAGTACCAAATTTATGTAAACCATTATTTGCTGTTAATACAGTTGTACCGCCAGTAACATAAGAATGAACATATTGTTGTGTTATAAGTGAACGTGGAACAAAGTTTGGTTCATAATCACCATCATAACATAAACCAATACAGTTATTATCATGGAAAGTAGCGTAAGGAGTAGAACTAAGACTAAGAACATATTTATCATTTTGAAGTATTGTTGTAGAACCAGCTTTATTTGTACCAAAACATGCACCAAGTGATGGATCATTTAAATTTATAAAATCATTACCCGGCACACCACAAATATTAAATATATGTCCTTTTAAATCAATTGTTGTATCACAAGATAAGCAACCACCAAGACAAACCTTCTGACCAGTTGTACCCAATCCATTTGTTGCACCAGTAATAATAGCAGCCATACTTGTAATGTCCGAACATGCAACAACAAGATTACCACTACCATTATATCCAACATTTATTGCTGCAACTGCACCACAAGAACATGCTTTAGTATTGATTACACCACCACTATAACATAAACCATTGCCACCAATACTATTATTAATACATACTCCACCAACACCAACTGCCAATCCACATCCTGATGTTGCATTAACACAAACTGTATGTGTACCACCAACTTGAGTTATACAAATGCCTTGTCCACCTTGAATATCAACAACTGTTGAGAATTCAGTAAAGTTTAATGAAGTCACACCAACCGTAATTGGGTCTGGTGTAACTAATGCCCAAATTGAACTATTTTGAGTTGAACCTGATGTAACAGGAATTAAATCACCATTAGATACTTCACCAATAGTACCATTATAATCACTTGTACGACCCCAACTACCAGTATTTGCACTATATATACCATTAGTTGTAGCGTCTGCTTGATTTTTAACCAATACTCTCATACCAGTTGTTGTCAAAACGCCATCAATTGTTTGATTACCACTTAAAGTAATGGGTGCTGTTGTTGCAACAATTGCTGCTGCTTTAACGTGCAATCCTGTTGCAACGCTATCAACATATATTTTACTAACCAATGAATTACCACAGAAAGATGTACTATAATCACCACCATATTGAATACCATGTGGTATTGTGCACAAATCAGTAAATGTTGCACCACTTGAAGATATTGGTAATGTACCAGCAACTATAGTGAGAGCACCTGCAGGACGTAAATCTAATGATGCTAATTTACTTGCAGCAGTACCTAAACATAATGCTTGAGCACCAGTTATTGAAGTACCTGCAATTAAAGCACCGCCAAGACAAACTTTTTGACCTGTAATACCAATGCCATTTGTCGCACCAGTTAAACCACCAAGAGAACTTAATGTTGTTTTTGAAATTTCACCTGTACTTGTATTACGTGTAAGAATATCTGCAACAAGATTAGGTGGAGTTGATTTTAATGTTACACAACCACATAAATTAACAGTATTTACATTTACACCAAGAACACATGAACCACTTCCAATTGTAGTATCACCTGTTAATGCACCGCCAAGAACCGCATTTGTTCCGTGTTTTGTTAAACCATTATTAACGGTTTGTATTCCAGAAGTACTTGTTTTTCCAGTTACATAGCCAGCATCAACAAGTGAACGTGCATTATAGCCACAAGAATAATCACCACCATATTGAATACCAAGTGTTAAACCAGCACCACGTGAATCTGTAATTACAGTAGCACCTGATATTGTACCACCTAATGTGACATTTGTCAATGTTTTAGTTAAACCATTACCAGCAGTTTGTATTCCAGAAGTACTTGTTTTTCCAGTTACCCAACCAGCATTTGGTATTGAAAGTTTAACAACACATGCATCATAACATGTTGCATACTGTAAACCACCTTTGTTACCAGTATCTGTTATTACACCATTACCAGTACTTAAATTAAATGCAGTATTACCACTTAAACTAAGTGTATTAACATTTATTTTTAATGCACATGTGCTGCTTCCAATTGTAGTATCGCCAGTTAATGCGCCACCAAGAGTAATAAAACTACCTCTTTTTGTTAAACCATTATTTGCACAAATACCACCAGTCGCAGTATCAACATAGCATTTGTCTACAACCTGAGTAGCACCAGTAAATGTTGGATGTGTTTGATATCTTAGATCACCTGATGTAGCAATAACAGTTTTTCCAGATAAGGTCAATGTTTGATTAGTACATTGAATTACCTTGCCATCATATAAATCTATTTTTGTATTAAAAGCCATAATTTCCCGTTTATATATTTTTAATTATAATTGTCTATATATAAATAGTTTTTATTAGTTAATAAATGCAACAGCACTCCAAAAATATCCGTTAAATAAAAAAGTAACTGACCCATAATTAGTATTAATTATTGAAGTACAAGACAAACTATCATTAATACGTTTTCCATTACCATCTATTGTAATTGGACTGCTCAGAGCATTTCCGCAAATATCAGCAACAGTAACTCTTTGACCACAATATGGTGTGTTTAATAAGCAAATTAATGAAGCACCTGATACTCCAATAAAACTATCATTACAAGTTGCTGTATATGTTGTAGATACGTTACAAACATTAACAACGTTTTGTGAAATTTGTTTTATTTTTTTATCTACACTATTCCAGACAAGTATTGCATCTGTTGTTGTACCACCTGTTGGTGTTGATTGTAATGTCACAATACCAGTAATATTAATAGTTGTACCACTAAGATTTAAATCATTAACATTAATATTTAATAATTGTCCGCCACCATTTATTGTTGTTGCACTAAGTAATGTACCACCAAGAATAACATTTTGTCCAGATTTTGTTAAGCCATTTGTAGCACCTGTAATTGTCTGACTTAATGCAATTGCTAATGTTCCGCTATTAATATCGACATTAAATGTATTTCCTGTCCATAATATTGAATTACCTGCAAGAACTAAACCATTAACCGAAACAGTATCCTGACCATAATATTTTGTAATGGTTATTCCCGTACCAGCAAGAATACCAGTAACTTGAGCAAACAAACTAAATGTTAATGGCGTTACATTTATTGCTATTGGATTTGGTGTTGATAAAATCCATGAAGTATATTTCCATGTATTACCTGATAATACAAAAGTATATGCTCCTTGAACTGTTTCGCTGCTTTGATCAAAATCAATTGCACGAGTAAATGTAGTACCAGTTAAAACATATATACCATTTTGTTTAGCATCAATTTGATCTTTTATTAAAACCCTATCTCCTTGACTTAAAACAACTCCATCAATAATTGTTGTTCCTGTTAATCCTGATAATGCTCTGTTATCTGTTACTCCTGATGTTGCAACAAGTACGGCAGGATGGGGTTGAAGACCTGCAGCAATAGCATCTACATATGATTTATCAACAAGTGAACGTGGAGTAAAAAATGCACTATAATTATTATCATATTCAATACCCTTTTGATTAGCACCTATTCGATTATCATATATTTTAAAAATATTAGATGGATAATCCATTGCAACACCAACAGAATTTGCGTAATTACCTACTGGACTATTTATTGCACCATTTTGTGATTTTAAATATACACCCCCACTATTACAACGACTATCAAGAACAATATTACCTACTGTGGTTGTTATACACGCACTGCATAAATTACAAAAACGTATTGCATATAAATCTAAACCATTTATTATAGTATCAGTACATAAATTACCACCAAGACAAACAAGACCACCTACTGAAGTTAAACCATTTTCTGCACAAGTTAAACCAACAGCACTTGCATAACATATTTTTTTTACTTTTCCAGTATTACAATCCCATGATAATAACCAATCAAGAGATAAATCAGTTACGGGCGTTGTTGAAATTGTTAAATTAGGTACTGTGACCCCAGATGTTGCTTTATCATATATAAAACCAGTAGCACCTGTAATTCCACTAATACCTCTATATATAATTTGACCAACAGAACCAATATGACGAATATTTAGAGTTTGACCAGTTACATATGCTACATCAGGCACAGCACGTGGAGTAACATTAAAATAAGCACTTCTGTTTGTTGCGTATTTAAATGTTCCACTATTTGCAATAATAGTATTACCTGATAGTGTTAATGTGAAACCAGTACCTGCAGGTTGATTAAAACCACTACCAATTAATGCTTGATTTGTACCATATTTTTTAATCATATTATATTAATTATTAATAAGGTGCTATAGAGAATCCAATTGCTGACCAACATGCTTTTCCACCATTATATATAAATGTCATTGAACCATATGCAGTATTAATGCATGCGGTACTACTTCCACCGAAAAATACACCACTAACCTGAATTTCACAACCAATTGCAGCGTTACCACAAACATCATCAACAACAATTACCTGACCATTTACATGTAAACTGTTTAATTGAACAATATCACCACCTTTTGCACCAATATAAAAATCTGAAGGTGTTACTACGTATGGTGATGCTGATATATTACATACATTTCTTATTAATGCTCCACCTTGAGTAATACCACTTGTTATTACATATCCAGCATAAGGTAAAACCCAACCGCTACATGCCGAAGTAGCAATTAACATTGATTTACTAAGATAATTAGGAGTTATTGGCTCACATGTAGTTAAACATCCAGCAACAGTAGCACTAAGAAAATATGTACAATTTGTAATTAATCCACCACCTACTGTTATACCACTAACAAAACCTGCTTGTGTTACTTCAAAAGAATTAGGATTAAAACAATTAGTTACAATACCAATAACTTCACCATCATATAAACCTGTTGCAATTGGTAAATTATATGTACAACCACTCCAACCAACTACTTGACCAATACTAAATCCGTGTGAAGTTTGATAAATAGTTTTAAAAATTCTTTCTCCACCTAATGCAGATATACTGGTAAGATATCCTTTGTCAATTAATGAACGATCAGTAAAACTTGCTGAATAATCAGCAGCATATTGAATACCTACTGGTGTTGCACGTGAATCAGTTATAATTGTTGTACCACTTATTAATGTACCGCCAAGTCTAACATCCTGACCAATTTTCGTCAACCCATTTGATGCAGTAATAAGTGCACTACCAGTATTACCAGATATATAAACAAATGCTTCATCATAAGAAACACTCAATAAAGTTGGAGTTTTTGTTATTAATGTTCTAAAATTCAGCGCATTATTGGTTTTAGTAGCAAAAAACGGTCCACCAATTATTAAAGTTGTACCACTTGTTAAACTACCAAGAACAGTACTAATAACCAAACTTGAACTATTACTATACACATTTCCAGTAATCCATCCATTTTCAGTATATACTTGAGATGAACCAGTATAATATATATAACCATTTTCAAAACTACCAATTTGTTGTGAAATATCTCCATCGATCAAAATCCAACCTAATCTATTTGAACTACCAGTATATTCATTCCAAAGCCATGATTTAACAGGACTTGCTGTTTTTACATAACCTCTTTTTAATATACCATCACTTGGTACTCCGACATGTATTTTACCATCAATACCTCTATAATAATAATTATAAAGTGAATAATAATTACCATTATAATTATTATCAGGTAAATTTGTTATCGGTAATGTTTGTACACTTGTATGTCCACTAAAATATCCAATATTTGTAGCACCAGTAACAAAACTACCTGTTGGTAAAACAGTATCATATTTTTTCTGAATTAAATTAATATCAACAACACCAGTTTTATACCAATATTCAGTACCTAAAATATTAACTGTTAAACCAGTATATCTTAAAGGAATAGGAATTGCTGAATTGGTTGCACCAGTTGAAGCATATGTGGTATTTCCAGTTGTTAAATATCTCGAATCAATTGGTTTTCCCGCATTTATTTTAAGATTATCATTTAATATTATTGCCATTTTTCTATGTTTTTAACTTATTGTCATTAATGTACTTGTTGCTGATTGATAATTACTTATATAAATATTATATGTTTGACCATTCCAACATGCTGTTGTTACTGGATATACAGATGCTTTTGCAGGAAATAAATTACCGCCAGCATTTACTACACCGCCAATTGCACCATTATTAAGTGCATTTACATACCAACATGTTTTTGTTGAACCTGAAGGAATTGCAAACCATATATAGTCGTCAGAAGTACTATTAAAATTAATATATATAGTACCACTACTATTACAAACACATTTAGTTCCACCAGTTATTAATGCTGCTGTTGCTGCTGGTCTATTACTACCAGCAGGAGCACCACCACTTGCAACTATACCATAAAAATATGGGTATAAACCACAAATTATTAATGGTACTGGTGTAGTAGTTCCAGAAGCTAACGGAGTTGAATAATTAGCACCTGCACTATTTTTAGGTTGAACACCTGCACAATATGAAACTGAACCATATGCAGTTCTTATGCCAGCTACAACCGTATATGCAGGTAATGATCTGGTACAACTACAGTTACTTCCAAAACAACTACATGTACCAGCATTAAAATCAACATAATTATGTGATATTGCACCACAACTTCTACATGATGAAGCTGAAGAATATTGTGGATTAATATTACCCACATTAAGACACGTACAACCAACTACACTTACAATACAACCCACTTCATATGGATTTGATAATGAAATATTAAATGTACTTGAAGGTGCTGTTAAAGTAGGATTGACTGTCGGAACTAATATTTCTTCAAGAATTTTACTAATTGTACATCCACTAATAGGACTACCAGCAGGTAAACCACCTACAGTACATGTAGTTGGTGATGCACAAAGATAAATACCTGTATTACCTGATGATGTAGGTGCTGATAATATAATCTGACCACCTATATATGTTAAAACATCTAAATTTGTTCCACCAGTAACAATAATTGGAACATAATTAGTTCCATCTGATATTGAAAATCCTGTTACGGAATTAATTTGAGTTAAACCTGATAATGTTAGTGTAGTACCATTTAATTGCTTAAACTGTTCTTCGCTCAAATTTGGTCTTGAAAAAAATGTCATATCTTTGATTATTAAATACTTACAATATTATTTTTTAATATATTCGGAAGATTTTTTCTTTCAAAATATTGAATACGCAATAATTTAATATTATTATTTGTTGCATAATCTGTTTTTATTTTATCATTAGTTTGTCTTAATTCAAAACCTATTTTACCACCCAGATAAGCAACTTCTCTAAAATGTGGCTCACCGTCATACTCAATAAGTGTATTATATTTGGGTAAATAAAAATCATATCTTAACGGCAATACATTTTTGCAATCAATAAATGATTTTTGAACTTCAAAACTAACTGCATTTTGATTTAACCAATCAGCAATAAATAATTCACCCTTTGATTTAATTTTACATTTAGAACAACCTCTACTATTTAAATGACAACTTGGTGTTTGTTCAAAAACTCCATGTTCACGACAAATTATTTTTATTTTTTTACTACCATGAATATAATCAACCAGACTATAATCATATATATTACCATGAACTTTTTGTGCTTTTTTAATAAATTGTGTTGTTGTTAATGTTTTATTCTCAATAGCACATATATTACAACCTTGACCTAATAAATGATGATTAGGTTTCATTTCAAAAACACCATGTTTTTTACAAATTATTTTAACTTTTGTTATTGAATTAATGTAATTTACTAATGAATAATCATATTTATTATCATGTACAATATTTGCTTTATTTATAAATTCATCATAATTTGATTTAACACCACCATTACATTTAGGACAACCATCACCAGATAAATGTCTTTTTGGTCTTTGTTCAAAAACATCATGCTCATTACATTTAATTTTTATTTTTATGTTATTATTAACATATTCAACCAACGAATAATCATATCTGTCACCATGTTTTTGTTTTGCCGCATTGATAAATCTTTCATTATTACTTTTTCCTCTACCCATACAAATTGGACAATTCTGACCAGCTAAATGATTATCTCCCTTTTGTTGAAATAATCCATGTATTTTGCATATAATATCAACCACAGTTCTATTGTTAATATAATTTGTTTTTGAATAATCATATTTATCACCATGCACAAATATTGCTTTTTCAATAAATTCATATGTTGTCAATTTTTTCATAATATCTAACTATATAACCGTACCCACAATTAACAAATTCGAACATTTCTGTTCGATTATCTTTTTATATAAATACAAAAACATTTATATAATGTCAGTATAAAACAAAAAAAAACCGATTACATATGTAATCGGCTCTTAAAATATTTAACTTTTTTAAATTTCAAAGTTTTTTTGCCTTCTGGCTTTCTTCCTCAGTTCATTAATTTCCCTGAAAGCATTAGGATTGAAACTTTCCCTTTTAACAACTGAAACTAAGTGGTTAAACTCATTTTCAGTAATTACCTGACCAACGTAACCATCAGTCTTAAGAACATACGACTTTGGTGAATGTGCTGACGAAGACTGACCTTCAGTATCAGCAATTGCTTCAAAATCAAGTTCAAGAAGTTCCTGAATCTTTTCATGAACATCTGCTGTCATATTCTGCTTTGTTTTTTTCAAAGTCTTTTCAAGCAGGTCAACAATGTTTTCCTGATGAGTTTTCTTCATTTCAGCATATGTATCTGTAAACTCCTGTTTTGAAGACTTCCTGTTTATTTCACTTATAATTGCAAGTGAACCATAGCAGTCACGAATCATTAAATCCCAAACCTGTTCAGCAAATATAAATGAAGGAAATTTGTCAACTGCGACAATTTCACCATCAATAAGCACAATAATACCAATCAAGTTCTTCGGACGTTCAAAGTGTGCGATAAACTGGTCGAGTTTCTTATCATATTTGTCGAAGTAAACATTCAGATAATTACCAGTACCAGATTTAGTATCCTGACCGAGTTTCTGGATTGCAGGATAAATATTCTGATAGCCAGATGTCTGACCAACCTTATCAAACAACATTTCACGCATGCTAACAGGAATCATTCTGAACTCCTGAGTACCCTGAAAATATCCAGTCTGTCCACCTTGAACACAACCTGCGTCATGAAATGTTGTATTTGCTTTAGGTTCAACATAACCAGCTTTTACCATACCATGATTTTGTGCCTGTTGTTTGGTCAATACAGCCATTTGAACTGGAAAAATAACTTCTTTGTTCTCTTTATTACTGAACGTAATCTGTCCGTAAGATTGATTACTTGATACTAATGAAGTCAATGGATTCGCAAAGCGATCATCCAATGAGTTTTCTTTCTCAGTTGTCAAGCATACAACTTGCATGTTCATTATTGACTGTACCACGATGTTACCATCTTTGTCTTTGACAGGACGGCAACCTTTTAACATTTCTGTAAGTTCTCTTGTAATCATAATATGATATTTTAAGCGTTAATAGTAATTTTTTTTGTTCTCTTAACAGGAGCAGCTTCAAGAGCATGAACCTGATTTTCTAACCAACGTTTTGTGTCAATTTCAAGCAATCTTGCATTGATTTGTGTCTGAATTGCAATAGGATTGTTAATCGCCATTGTAACTACTCCAACACCTAATGCTCTTACATTACCACCTGTTTCAGCACCAGTAATTGGTGAAATCTGAAAGATAGGTGTTATACTGCCTGATTCTGTTTTCCAGATTGAAATAACTTCGTTAGTCAATCCATCATAAGCATTTTCGTAACCATCAGTTAAGATGAAAATAGCATCGTAAGGTTTTGCTGGATTCTGATCTTTTAATAGTTCAATAAATGAACTTGCCAAATCACTTTCAAAACCACTTGTTCTTACAACTACAACTTCAGTTACTGAAGCTGCAAGTACTATAGCTGTAAAATCAGCAATTGCCCTTGGAGTATTCTTTGATTCTGCCTTATGACCAGTCATTGAAATACTGTCGTCAACTATAATACCAATATTTTGGTAGAAGAATCCCTGAATTCTCTTAGCAACAGCAAGTTTACCAATAGCCATTTTCAATTCATCAGTAAAAGTGGTTTCGTAACCAGTTTTGTAAAGAGCCATAAAATCAGTTGCTTTTTCCAAGTCAACATGTTTTTCAACACCCAACTTTGCAGTTGATTTGGTCTGACGAACCTGTTGGTTCACAGAGGTTACCTGAACTGTTGCTCTGATTATACCCTTTGTGGTTTCTCTCTGAAGATCAGTTGACCACATTGAATGATACTGTGGATGTTTTACAGATGAAATTAAGCCAAGCAAAACTTCTTCTGGAACATTCTTAATATTCCTGATGTCAACTTTTGCTGTTTCATATTCAGTTAAAAGTGGTAAATCGTAAAAATTAACACCATTATCTTTCTTAAATAAGAAAAGTAACAATTTAAATGCTTTTGATGCATCACCATTGTAATATTTTGTAATACATTCATTAACAATTTTTGCTTCTTTTTCAGTATAAACATTATTGAAAAGAACAGTGTTATTAATTGCAACTTGTTTCTGTGCAATAGAAAGCAATATGCTGGTCTTTTTCTGACCATATACATGTTTCAAAATTTTTGCAATTTTGTTACGGTACTTCATTGCATAGAATTCCATATTTGCTTGTCCCCAAAGAAAACCAAGTATAATTTTTCTTGATCTCTCATTGTTAATTTTCTGATTCTTCATATCAACAAAAAGACGTAATGCATATGGAAAACCATTATCATTAGCAAGGTTGTTTAATGCACTAAGCACTGCCTTGTCACTGATACCATTGTCATACCAGTCGATTGGATTCACAATATTACATGCTCCGCCCTTTAATGTTTGCTTAAATTCATTAAGCAACACTTCTGAAACGAATTGACCTGTAGCACCTTTCTGAGCAGCTATGATCAATGGAAGTTCCTTTGAAAGTTTATACAACTTGTCAATCTGACCATGTATAGCCTTCATTTGTTCGTCTCTTGAATGGTAGTAAGTTGCAGAACTACGACTTCCACTCGCTGTTTCAAGTCCTTGAATAATTGAAGATTTAATTAAATCTAAACTTGATTTTGTTAGTACTAAATTTTCCATAATTTTACAATTTTTAATTATATATCCAAATAAAATTTTTTGCCGTTTTTCTATTACCCTTACAAACATTAACAATATTACTATTAGGTATTTTTAGTGTTTTTGAGGCAGTTGATATTGATGCCCAATCTTTAATAAAATTCATATTTAAATCATATTGTGACACTGATTTTCCTTTTATTTTAATCATACCATTACTAATATTGTTTATATGTGTCATAGTATGTTTTCTTCCAACGCCAGTTGACATGCCAGTTTTTGTTATTATCATTTTTTTTACTGAATCAGGATTTCTTTTTTTATTTAAATTACCTAATCTAATTTTTTCTTTGGTTTCATCAGTAAGAACAGCACCTAATCTCCATTGTTTACCTTTTTGTCGTTGACTCATTTTTTCTTTACTTTCAATAGAATGTTTCAATCCATCACTTCCTTTACCACCCTCACAAATATTCGTTAATTTAAAATTCCAACATTTAAATTGTAAAATCCAATATTTTTCAAGCCAATGCCAATCAACCAAAGAACATTCATCAAGTAACTCAATATTTGGAGTTAAGCCTTCCTTTTTCAAAGAAATAATCCAATTACTTTTATATGTATTATCTCTTCTTGATATGTGTTTACGTAATCTTTCTTCCAAAGATTCAACCGTTTTACCCACATATCTAACTTCATTAGTTATTGGGTGTGATAATGTATATATTTTTACTTCATTTTCCATTTAATGTGCAAATATATAATAATAAATTAATATAAAAAATAAATTAGAATAAAAAAATAAAAATAATTTAGAATAAAAAATAAAAATGGGTGAGGTGATATATTTCTACATCAAGTCCCCACCCATTTTTTGTAAGAAAAACAAACACTTCTCAAATAAGAGAAGAAGTTTAGTTGTATTTTGGTAAGTTTGTCCCCCTTCTCATATGAGGGGGATTACATTTTTCAATCTACTGTATACACAACAAGTTCTTCTTTTTATTACTGCCGAAAAAAAGTCCTATCTTGCGATCTGGCTTAACTTAGACACAATAACTATTTCTTTATTTTTGAAAAAACTCAGCACTTCTGCTGATAAAAACCATTCTTAACCACGCACGTTGCAACATGCTTCAAATGTTAGGTATTAAACGGGTTGGGTTTAATTTTATTGAAAATAATTTATCTTCACCCATTTCCGTTTTAAAACTTAGGGAACAGTTTAAAAGTATTTTTGAATTGTTTTGAAACTTTCATAGAGTTTTGACTTAACCGCTTGTCTAATTCTGCCATTGGCAGGATGATGGATTCGAACCACCGAAATTGCTGTAAACACTTTAAGTTTTCCCTTTGCATTTTTAAAGAACGATACCCCGAAGTTTGTGTTGCCACAGGGACAACGGGGAATTACTTTTTATAAATTTGAAGAATTTCGTTGGTTTTTGTTTGGTAACTTTACATTTGGCTTAAATTTATTTTACTGTAAAAACCACCAGTTCTTCATTTTGTAGCGTTGGACAGGACTCGAACCTGTGATTCCGAGCTTATGAGGCTCGTGAGATGCCGCTTCTCTACCCCGCTATGTGTTTTCTAAAATTTTCAAATTCCTTCATAACAAAGGTTTTATCAAATCTTCCTAAATCTTTTATTACATATGGTTCGTATCCACAATTAATAATCTCTTTAATTTTTAAAATATCTCTATTCTTTGTTTGTATTAAAGAATGATTTTTTGATATTTTTTTATAGTGCCAAATACCATTCCATAATATTGCAATTTTATAATCTTCAATAATAACATCAGCATCCCATCCATTAAAAATTTGTTTATTGCAAAGAACAGATTTAAATTTATCACAACATAGTTTAGCAAAATATATTTCATTTTTACCTCTTTTATTTTGTGATTTCACAGAGCACAAGCCACCAATTCTTTCATATCCTTTTAGTGGCATTCGAGATTTAGTAGAACATGAATGTCCACAAAATCTTTGATCTATTTTTTTCTGCTCAAAACTATTTCCACAATATTCACAATTAACAAATTTAACTCTTTTATTTTTCAAAGAAAGTTTATCTTTGGTTTTCTGTGAATGCTTTCTTTTATTTGCACAACTTCGTGAGCAATAATATTTTTTCTTTTGTGGATATAATTTTTCACGTTCATTTACAATAAAAATTTTATCACATGAATTACATTTAACCAAATAATCAACAAATTTTCCATATTTTTTATCATTTCTTCCAGTGTTTTGAAATTCATTTTGACAAGAAACATTACAAAATTTATTGTTTACAAATTTTCCACAATTTAAACAATTATTCATAATACACATTTATTATAAATACTGCGGACTTTTAAATCGAACTATAGTTTTCAAAGAACATTAATTTCAAAAAAAGCCAGTTCTATGCGCCTTGTTCTTATGAGTAAGGGAACTGGCATGTTATAAGGAAAATGGATAATTTGTTTGTTATGTTGTTTTACATGATGGGGTTTCGACACCCCGACCTTCTGCTTTGAATGCGGACGCTCTATCACTGAGCTAATTGTTTACTGTAATAACAAGCCGTTTCCATTTCTTTGTGGGGAAGGGTGATATCGAGTCACCAATCAACTGTTTGAACGACAATTTGCTGTACTTTTTCTGTAAACACAATCAGTTCTCCAGTAAGGAGTATTACGATAGTATTTTTGAATTTTATTCGCATACTTCCCCGTTTTTAATTTCAATTATTTAAAGAACACTTATCCTAAGACGATGCAAACGTAATAAAGATATTTTTAATATACAAGTATTTTCCAAAATATTTTTAAAAAATTTTTTCACTGTCGTTCGGATTAATAAATACGTAATAAAAATAAAAAAGTTATAAATTTTATAAAATAATTATTTTTTATTGAAAATATCTTGCTTCTTCATGATCAAATTTAATTTTTCATGCAATCCCATTTGCTCAACTGGTAAGGCATCTGGATTTTTTAGTCCTTTTTCAAATTCTTCAAGTTGTTCTTTATTTAAAATTGCTTTCGAAGAAATTATTTCTTTTTTTTCTGAGTTTATTATCACTTTTGGTGTTGAAAGTTTTACTTCTTCCAGTATAATATTTTTTTCAAGATTCATTCCTTTTGATGGTAAATCTTCTAATTTTACCTCAACTTCAATTACTTTTCTGATTATAGTATCGCCACTTAATTCCAATAAATCATCTTTTTTCTTAGGTTCAATATAACATATTTTACCTATTGGTGATGGTAAACCTATATTTACACCCTCATTTACAGTCTTTATTTCTACAGTTTCATCTATTTCAATAAGTCCATCACTCTTCTTTGTTTCAGTAATTGCCTCTTTTGCAATATTATATATTTGTTTTATTTCAGTTTCAGATAAATCAGTTCTGGTTGTTTCAATATGCATATTTACAATTTCTGCATCATCAGTCTTTGGAGTAAATTGATCAATATCTATTGGTGCTTCCTTGTCAGGTATATGGTCATTAACACTTGGGTCATTTACCATTTCAGTTAAACTCATTTCACGACTAATTGCAAGATGCAGTCCATATTCAGATGATTTTTTCTGTATTTCAACAATACTTTCATCAAGTTTATTAATATCTTCACTGTCATGATGTTTTAGTCCTTTTGTTTGTAAAGGATATTTAGGGTCTTCAATTTTGATTTCTAATGTATCATTATTAAACACACAGTCATTAAATGCCTGACCATCTTTTGCAAATCTTGCTTTAATAATTCTAATATTGGCTAAACTTGCTTCCTGTTGATCTTTCGTTTTGGCAACACTCATAAAAAAATGTGCTTTCTGTACTCTTTTAATACTACCACCAGTTTGATATGCTTCAACATATTCAGCATTAAAACCACTTCTATTTGTTTGAATTGCAGTCCATGCTGGTATATTAAAGTCTGCAGCCAATGCTTCAAAAGATTTTATGATTACAAGTTCGGCTTCATTTCTGTCAGGAGATTTTTTATGAGATTCAAGACAGTCCAAATAGTCAAGCACAAGTATGTCAAATTTAATGCCATATTTTTTCTCATAACCTATCATCCATTTGCGAATATCCATCATTGTGGTATTCTCCTGACTAAACTTCTTAATAACAAGATTACCTTTACCCCTCATATTAATTGCTTTCTCGTGTGCAATTCTATTAACTATGACGTTTTGTTCAGGAATATCAATTTTGCTTAACGGAACTTTTGACCATATAGTAAAATGCTTACGTTGAATCTGTTCGATAGTATCCTCAAATACTATCTGAGCAACATTTTTTTCTTCTTCATATGCACTGTTTGCAATTACGGTAAGCATTGTTGTCTTTCCAACACCAGAAGGAGTTAGAATAACCCCAATTTCGCCTTTACCAAGTCCACCACCTGTTAATGTGTCAATAGCAAAAATGCTTGTGGGTATTGTTTGTCTGAATTCTTTCCTCAATGCATGATCGATATTATCAAACACATCAGTCCCATAGTCTTCTTCATCTCCAATATGTGCAACTTTTTGAAATTTATCTTCAATATCAGTAATAACATATTTACTTTTTATTTCACCATTCTTTGTTTTACCAAGTATATATTCTCCAATTTTTCTATATTCCTGTTGTTTTATAAATGATGTGGTTTGCTTTTGTACAACATCACCATCATATAATAATTGTTTGTTAATAATTCTTTCATTCCATAATTCAATACGTTTTATTACAGCAAATAATGATTCTTCCTCAATAATATTATTTGGACTTTTATATTTGTTAATTGCTTGTAATATACTTTGATTCTGAAGATTTGGGACTTTATTAAATTCTTTATAGAATTCCAATATTATTATAAAAAGTCTTTTTAAATTTGGGTCATCAAAATATTCAACAGCTAAATTAGGAATCGTTTTTTCTGCAAATTCTGGTTCAACCAATAATTGCCACATTAAACGTTGTTGAAATTCAGGACCTAAGTACGAAGTTAGGGTATTTTCAGTATTTTCGCTCATTTAAAATATTTGTTAAAGGAAAGCAGTTGTCGGAGAAAAAAGAAAAAATAATAATAAGAAAGAAAATAAAGGGAAAGAATTTCCAACAACTGCTCATATTTTTGTCCAACTTAATTTCGTCTAAGTCGTCTTAACATTTCTTCTCTTTTAGAAGGAGAAAGTTCTCTGATCTGTGTGATTGATAATCCCTTGATATT